GGCTTACGCTACGACAGGTGTAAGTAGAGAAGAGATGGATGCATACAAGCGGTCCTTCGCTCCTCGCTGGGAGAAGGGGTCTGTCCTGCTACCTTTGGGTAAAACAGAAGACGGCAAGATCCAGTACATGAACTTCAGTACGTCTAACCCATATGATGTGCTGACCAGGTTTGCCAACCGGGCGATCAACGAAGCTGATGATGCGGTTAAACAGGGCAAAGATGTAGGCCAGGTCATAGAAGACGTAGCGTTGGGGACACTCAGCGAAGTGTTCGAACCGTTTATGTCAGAGGCCATGCTCACCGAAGCCTTGATCGATGTGACCTTGCGTGGTGGTAGAACTGCAACGGGCGCAGAAGTCTACACTGGGTCCGAGAGCTTTGGTTCTCGTCAGAGCAAAAAGTTCTTGCATGTCATGGACACTCTGATGCCAAACGTAATTCCGGCGAACGTATCGGGCGGCGAACTTGAGCCTAGCCGATTCTTGCGGGGCGTTCTTGGTTCCGAGGACGGCATGATCTCGAGCCAAGACAAGATGGGTCGTGAACGTAACGCACTTGGAGAGTTCGCACGTCAAGCTACAGGGGTCTCGGTCCTTGAGTTCGATCCAAAGAAGGGCTTAGAGTATGGGGCGTATCGTTTGGGTCAGCAACAGACTGATGCAAAGCGTAAGTTCAACAGGGTTACTGACGACTTCAACGCTAGCACAAGCTCTCTGACCGACGCCTTTCAAGCTGCCAACAACGACAAGCTACGGATAGACAAAGAGTATTATCGCTTGATCGATGACCTTCGTATGATGGGACTGTCGAACGCAGACATCCGCAGGGTTCTCAAGAAGAACAACATCGGTGGTGTCAAAGGAATTATGCGCGGTAAGTTCGAGCCGTTCAAAGTTACCAAGAAGAATCGCCAAGAGATGCGTGATGCTGGTATCTCAGGTAAGTTCGACAACAGAGCAGTTATAGAGATTCAACGTCAGATGCGAAACCTTCCATTGGATCCAGCGGCGGCTCAACCTGCTCCTCGACCCGCGCAAACTCCCATGTTTGGCGTCCCAGCCAATGATCCTCCAGCGCAAACTCCCATGTTTGGCGTCCCAGTAGAACAAGGCAGCTTACCGCAGCCAACCTTTCCGGTGACCACGGCTCGTGCTCCTGGGCCCGTGAACCCTGCTCTGTTGGGGGATGACCCGTTCAGCGCAGCGGCTAATGCACAGATTGCGAATCGTTTGGGGTAGGGCCTGGGTCAATCTCGATTGACATTGAGACACCCACCCCTCCAAACAGCTTGACCAGTTCGTCACAGAAAGCCTCGGTGTCATCGATGACATCGCTGTCTCTGGTGTGAGCAGCAAGGTTCAGGGTCAACCCGACCAGTTCCATTAAGTGCTGCACCTGCATAGGGTGCATGTCGCGTAGGCTAACAGTTTTCATCTTATCAATTTTCATTCGATCTCTCCCCAATTGTCTTTGAGTTCATCGTCTACCTTGGAGGGAACCTTCAAGACATCAGACAGTCCATTTTCCATAATGTCCTTGATGCGCTTCGCTTGTTCGTCACTCTCTACTGAGAAGCATAGTTCATCATGGACCGTGAGCATAGGCAAAAGTCCCTCTGCATAGCAGTCAGCCATCGCCTTTTTAGTTTGATCCGCAGCGGAACCTTGGATCAGTTTGTTTAACGCCTTGTAAGTAAAGGCTCTTCTGAGCGGCTGCCCGTATTCCTTCATTGCAGCTTCGTATTCCAGAGGCTTGCTGTACCCAAAGGTCCGAGGCTCCCACATGTTGAACCTGCAGCGCCGCCCAAGCAGGGTCCGGATCTGCCCTGTCTTCTCCGCCTGCCTGCTAGCTAGGTTAGCTAAGTTCTTAACGAACGGAACTTTGTCTTGGTGTTTCTGCAATAGGTCGCCCGCTTCCTCAGTACTTATACCTAGTTGGTCCCCGAGCTTGCCCTTACCCATGCCGTACATGATGCCGAGGTTCACGACCTTGGCCTCCTTGCGGGTGATCCCAGCCAAGTCTGCCACCATCTGGTGCAGGTCAACGTCACCTGTGTTGTACTCTTCGACGATGTTATCGACGATGGGGTGCTTGTTCTCCCCCTTCAGGCTTGCTGCAAAGTGGACCAGTAACCTCGGCTCTTGGCTCGAGTAGTCGAATGATCCCCACTTGGTGCCCTCTTCCGGAAGGAACAGTCCGCGGATCAACTTCTTGATCTCTGGGTCCCGAGCCGGAATCTGCTGGAGGTTTGGGTTGGACGAAGAGAATCGTCCGGTTACCGTGCCTCCGCCATCAGAGCGAAGCTGGTGGAACTCGCAATGGATGCGGCCCTTGTGCTCGTGCTTGAGGATGGAATCGATGAAGCTAGTTTCAGCCTTGTCGAACTCCCGCAGCTTCACAATCATCTGCGCAACGGGGTGCGAGTTGGCACTGAGCCACTGCTTGGTGAAGGAAGGCACCCCAGACTTACGGAGAAGGTCCCCCTGTGCGTCATCCGATGTTGGATAGACCAACCCTAGTTCGTCGAAGACCGTAGCCACAGAGGCCGCTGCCCAAGGCTCTACCTTGATCTTGGTCTGGCGATAGATCTCGTCCTTAATCTCCTTGCTCTTCTTCTTGAAGTAGCCCTTGGCTTGTTCCGCCTTGTCCAGGTCAACCCGCACACCAAGCTGGCGCATGTCGCACATCATAGGAATGAGGCTGGTCTCTAGGTCCCATATGTTCCAGAGGTCTTGCTGGTCTAGCTCGATCTTGAGCCTCTCCCACAGGCGCAAAGTCATCCCTGCATCCTGCTCGGCGTAGCGCCCAACAAACTCAGGCGGCAGCTTGTACATCTCAGCCTTGGGATCAAAGCCCCACTCAGCCGCAGCCACGCGCAGGAGCTTCTCGTCCTTGCGCTCGTTGAGGTAGTCCCGACCAAGGTTGTTTAGGCTGTAGGAGAAACGGTTCTCGTCAACCACCGCACCCGTAATCATGGTATCGATGATCCGGCCCTCGACCTTGATGCCCTCGGCGCGTAGCCAGCCCACATCGTAGGTCGCGTTGTGAAATATCTTGTCGATGTGCGGCGTTGCCATCTGCTTCTGCAGCCACTTGAGCGCGATCCTTGCATCCATGTTGTGCCCGTTGGCGTGGCGGATAGGGAAGTACCCCTCCCAGTCGCCCGCAGCTACAGCGATGCCCACCACAAACCCGTCCTTGCGCACCCAACCTGGGCCCAGTGTCATCAGGTTCGGGTCACACGTCTCAAGGTCCACGGCTATCTGCTTGTGGTGCGTCAGGTCAGGGAACTCTGTCGGGATGTTCCACGCCAGTTCCTTTGGCTGGTTCATCTGCGCAGCGATGATGCTGTCTTTTGTGAAGCCATTAGTCATTGGACTTGCCCAGTATCTTATCCAGCCGCTTTGAGATTGTCTTCTCCCGCTCAGTGAACTCTCCGCCCAATGCGCTGTACCCACACTTGTCGATCCACGAATCATCATGGCGGATGTCGTTGAGCAGCCGCGCTGTCTTTACCCAGTCCATCATCAACGCAACATGCTGCGGTGTGACGTACCCGTGGGTTGTCATGGCGTTGCGGATAATTGTATTCCAGCCCTCGGCAATGCGCTCGAAGTTCTCGTATGCATCCCCGTAGTCCTCGGCCCTCTGTCCGTTGATATACTCCCCGGCGGTGGCTAACACTTCATCTCGTTTCATATCTCGTACCTGTATGATTTGTCCGACTCGATTAAGTAGAGGTTCTCTTTGCAGCGGGTAACCGCAACATAAAAGATCCTGTGCTCATCCTCCGGATGTTTCCCTTCAACGCAGTTCTTGGTTGACCCCAAGTATACTGCCACGTTGTCGTCCTCTCCCCCCTTCATAGCATGGATAGTTGAGATCTTGATCCTCGGCTCTTGGTAAATGTTCTCGCCTCGCCGCTCGATGGCACGGATGTAGATCTTCTCTTCCTCCGACATCTTGATCACGTCCATTGGATGCGTGTCCCTCGGTGCAATCAAACCAAACTCTTTGACCAGCATGTCATAGGTCAACAGGTCCTCGGACCCCGCAGCATCAAGCAG